CTGATCGCACTCAGCCCTTTGAAGAGCAACGGCGTAATCCAACTGGTATTTCAGATCCTGAGGCTGATTAAGGCAAAAAAGGTCTGATCGGTTTCGGCAAACCCGGCTGGCAGCGTGAACTCGAATTGGCTATTCGCAAATGGTGGTTCGAGAAAACACTGCCAGCCAAGTTGGATGAGGCCGAAACCAACTGGCACAAAACCCAACCATCCGTTACGCCACCGCCAGTCGTAATGGAGCATCCCATCGACGAAACCGAGCAGACTGGTGAAAGCCGCTTGTTAGGCGGCCCCATGAGTATCCACGCACCTTGGCGCCGTGACTAACAAGATCCGCTTAGTTGATCTCTTCCGTTATTACAAGTCGCTGCCCCACCAAACGGCAGCCGTTACTGAGCTGGAAGAACTTATCAATAAAGCAAACCCGCATATTTTCGGACGCGAGCAGTCCTGGTTCAAAACCTGGAGCCAAGCCGGGAAGCAGCAGGACTACACGCCTGCTGTAAAACTTATTAAAGAGTTCGAGGGTTGCCATTTAAGCGCCTATCCCGATCCCTTACACGGCTGGGATGTCGCAACTATCGGTTACGGCACCACCCGCTACCAAGACGGACGCAAGGTAAAGCAGGGTGACAAAGTAACGGTCACCGAAGCCGACCAGCTACTAACTCAAGAAATCGAGCGTATCGCCCGACATTTGTACGCACAAATCCCGCACTGGGATAAGATGCGGGTCACGCAGCAGTCCGCGCTGATTAGTTTTGCTTATAACCTGGGCTGCAATTTTTACGGTGCCACAAACTTTGAAACAATCAGTGGCCGTTTACGCGATAAGCAGTGGGACAAGATAGCTGCCGCACTGCTGCTGTACTGCAATCCGGGTACGTCAGTAGAAGCCGGTTTGTTGCGTAGGCGTGAAGCAGAAGGAAAACTCTGGTCACAGAACACGACCGTGATGCCGACCCAGGCCAGCAATTCTGCGGTCAGCTTAAAAGTCCCGTATGAATACCAGCTAGACAACGGCCCCACCGGCTACCGGGAGTGTTTCAGCTCCAGCTGCGCGATGGTTGCCCGCCACTGGGGCAAGATTGCGGGCGACCACGAATACAACCGCATCCGGCGCCAATTCGGCGACACCACCGACTCCAAAGCCCAAATCTTGACCTTAAAAGCCCTGGGTCTCCGCGCCACCTTCGAGATGGAGGGCACGGCCAGGATTCTGGAAGATGAAATTCGTTCCGGTTATCCAACACCAGTAGGTTGGTTACACAAAGGTCCAGCATCTGCCCCCACAGGTTCAGGCCACTGGAGCGTCGTCACCGGTTTCACCAGCACCCACTTCATACACAACGACCCTAACGGGGAAGCAGACATGACAAACGGTGGCTACGTTAACCACAAAGGAGGTGCAGGGATTGCATACTCCAGGCGTAACTGGCTGCGACGCTGGTTGGTGGACGGCCCCGAAAGCGGCTGGTATTTAAAAATCCGCCCCGCCTAACTATGAACAATTTCAAGCAACCCGTCGAGCAACAACTAAGCCAAAACGCCCGCGACAGATGGCTGCGCGAGCGCTACGAGGCAAAGGACTGGACCGGCTTGTTCGAGGCTGCGCTTCTGCTTAACACGCTGTATCACATGGAGCGCACCAAATCAACATGGGCGATCCGGGAAGCTGCCTCAAATCTTTCCGACATCCGAGGCCTCGACCGCGATTCCTGCTAAATGTGCCTGATACAAGCCGGTGTATAAGGAGTGCATGGGATGGTCACGCTTGTCCCTCCCGTCTTTTACGTACAAGGCCTCCAATTCGTCATACCTTTTTTGATCGAGCATTACGGATTCGGACATAACGCAAATTTTGTAGTACAGATGGGCTTGTAGCAGAGCGAGCCAGCTGAGGCTTGCGTTGGGCAGCAGGCGGAACTTCAACAACACACCCAGAAAAGGTATGTTTGGCCAGCTCCACCGCTTCGTAGATATTCCCTGCACGGAATAAATATCGCAGGGGACCCCGCCCAGGCAACCAGACCAGCAGCTCGAAGTATTCAGAGCTTGGAGCAGCTTGAGTCAACTGGCTTTGCACCAACTACTGGGATAGTTGGGTTCATCGACGCTGTGAATAGTAACGAAGCCACCAAGAGATTGAGCAACAAGCCGCGCCGCTTCGACAGCTCGTTCGTACGTGACCCAAGTTCCGGCATCATCCTTTTCATCGGTCAAACCAATTCCTGAACCTTTGGGACCGTACAGCGCAGTGACGTACTGCCCATCAGCCACGACAAGATAGCGAGTCATCAGAAAAACCAAACTACTGTGCAAGAGTAGCCCACCTAAGCGGGCTGAGTCAGACTTGTTACTGATTACAACTAAGTCTTATGAGTCTGTTTCAGTATCTGGGGCATCTTGCTTGGAGCGTTGGCGTCCTTGCACCCGTCGTTTCACCGAGTCCGCCCATGCAGCATGATCTGCTGCTTCTGCAGCCCTGTATTCCGACGCAGGAAGTGCCTTTTCCAGCGCCGAGTACACCATTTCCCGCAACAAAGCCGTGGTCCGTTTGCCTTGCTGCTTAGCCATCTCATCGACTAGCAAGTAGCGATTCCGGTCCAGCAGCAACTGGCAGTAAAATTTTTGCCCGTGACGTAGTGGCATCGCCGCGTGAGTCTCTTTTGGTACACACTAGCACGGTCACCACCGCACATCAGGATCCACCTGTTTTTTCCACGCCTGGCTCTGAGCAGTCCGTGATGCAGACCGTTGCCTGGAACATCCGCGTCGAACATCCCAGGCCCATTCCAAAAACATGGCTGCCCGCTGCAAGTCAGCGGTATTCGCCCGCCGCATAGCCGCATGCAGTCGCTCCAACACAATTTCCCTGCCGGTGCGACTCATGAGACTCAGCTTGCTACCATTCGCCCTCCTTTGCGATTCTGACAACCCGCAGTCCAGGCCACAACTCACGGATGGTGAAGTGCGCCCGAGTAAAACTATCGGCGTAAAGCGTGGCTTTCTGGATCAGCCCGCCCGGTGTACGCAACAAGGCGGTGTAGCAATCAGGAGGTTGCCGCATCATTTGGCGTCTACCCACGAATCAGCAGCTTTGGCTTCTGCCAGGGGTGGGACGTCCCCAAGCCATTCGGCCTCGGCGTCTTGCATTATGGCCGCGAGTTGGTGGCACCAAACATCCGCATGTTCTTCACGCACAAAAAGAATAACTTCGTCATGAACGACACCCGCGATGCGGACCACTTCTTCGCCATCAGCTTTTAGCAGCGGCCATAATTTACCCAGTGTTCGTTTTAGTACAGCGGCGCCAGCTCCCTGAATCGGTGTATTGGAGCGGACTGTAAGGGAGTTGTGATCGCCCGGTAAAAACCGCCGCAACCCGGAGTTACGAATCCTGATCGCGGCATCCTTACGATGGAGATTAGCTTGTGCAGCATTTTCGCGTTGCCACCGGCTGATCCCTTTATACGCAGCGTGGAACTTAGAGCGGATTTCTCCAGCCTCAAGGAGATCCATTTGTATCCCCATTCCTGCTGCATAGTTGCGTAATCCTCGGGCTCCCGATCCATACAACAAACCGAAGTTCGCAGATTTACTAACTTGCCGCATGTCCTTCGTAACTTCATCTTCAGGGACGCCATAAATTTGCATTGCAGTAACAGTGTGCAGATCCAACCCCTGCTGGAACGCTTGGATCATCAGCTCGTCCTGAGCTTCCCAAGCAGCCAGCCGTAGTTCCATCTGGGCGTAATCCGCCACTACCAGTTTCCACCCGTCTGGTGCCTTGACGCAGGCCCTAAACCTTGAATCTCTTGGAATTTGCTGGAGATTGGGACCGATACAGGACATTCGCCCGGTATCCGCCCCAAGCTGCATGTAACTTGCCTTAATAAACCCGTTACTGCCGAGGTGTTTGAGCAGCGCTTCAACCATCTGGCGCCGCTTTTCCACTCGTTTCCAGGCCAGATATTCAGCCACAACCTTGTGGTCCCCAGCGTATTCCCTTAGTGCTGCACGACTGGCACTGGGCTTGCCGTTGTTGTCTACCGGCTGTCTATCCAACAGGGTTGTAAAGATATCCAACAGTTGCTTAGGACTGTTGAGGTTGAAGCCGGCCTCTTTCTTAGTACCAGCTCGGATACTGCCTTCGGCCTTGGAACGCAGGTTAAAAGTTCCGTCTGGATCACGTGGCAGTTTCTTGTGTGCCGGCAAAGCCTCGTCAAGTGTTTCGATAAAGGCATCCCCAAGCCTGACGTGATCCTTGGCCAGATCCTCGTGCAGTTCTTCGAGTGCTTGCTTGTCGAACGGCAGACCTGTCCGCCACAGTTGCGCCATGGTCGGCAAAGCAGCGCACTCCAAAAACCAGGCTTTATGGAGGTTGCCCTCCGCCATCCGCTGGTTGATCGGCCCATCTAACTTGGTCAATAACTCGACGTCATAGGCGGCATAAGCCAGTTGACTAGGGGTTAAATCGCCACTCCAGTCACTTTTCTGTTCTTCCTTGGAGATCTCCAGCTTGAGGTAACGTTTTACAACATGCTGCAAACCGTGTTTGAGGTTGGGCAGGCCGTTGGTCAAGATCCGGCTGGCCAGCATGGTGCAGAGCACTTCGCCATTCGGATACAACTCGTGCTCCTGTAGCCACCCCAAGTCAAAGACAGCGTTGTGGGCAATCCAATAGCGCTCGACCGAAAAAAACTCTTCTAGGTCAATCCAATGCTCGTCACTTAGATCCCAGCAATCAATGACCAAGGGGATCCGGTCTATGGCTGCCAACTGGAGCAGCCGCAGGCCACCAAAGACCGGCTGAAGGCCGGTGGTTTCACAGTCGAAGGCGACGGTGGTGGCATTGAACAGCGTGTGCAGATGCTCAATGCCGTACAGAAACGGTGGATTTACCATCAGTTGTGCAGCTTCATATGTTGAGCATGGGCGGCAGTATGCATTTCCTGCATACTCATCGGCGGTTCACCGGGGCAGAGGTCTGCATCAGATGGCTCCCATTCAATGCAGGTTATGGCGGCCTCCAGAGCAGGCATCAGCTCGTTTTCGAGTACATCCATCAAGTCGAACGGGATGTGGGCATCCATCATGTGCCGGCTGCCATCGCGCTTGACGATGACCTCCAGTTTGCGTTGGAACTCGGCAACCAGTGTGGAGACAGTCCAAAAATCGTTTGTCATGGTGTGAGCCTGGTAGGGCGAACTCATGTAGTGTAGCAGCCTAGTCCCCTAGGCCGCCTCGTAAAGAACACAATCTGTAGCAAAGTCCCCGCCTGCATCAGGAAAGTCAAAGCCACAGGCGCCTCCGCTCCAGTGCTTACACCCATCACAGAAAACACCGCCTTGACCTGCAAGAGTAAAACCCTGCTCTTGAAGCTCGAAGTAAATGTAGGAGTATGTCTGCCCCAGGCGAATCTGTGAGATTGCCTGGTGCGAAATACCATATTCCGCCGCCAACGCCAAGGTACTTTTGTCTGACAGCATGATCTCTTTAGCCTGCTGGGACGTCAAGCGACGCGCTTTAACAGGCGGAAAACGAACAATCGGTTCTGCCTCTTTACCTGTCGAAAAAGTACTCCAACGTTCCTTGCAGTCCTTGCAAAGATACCTACGTCGCCGTATCCCGTTTTTTGAAACACGGCTATCAATAGCCTTATAGTTTTCGGATTTACAACTCGGACAATTCATCACTCATCCGGCTGTAAACATCCAAAATCGTATTGCGGTGAAAGCCACACGCCTGTAGAAAGTCTGTAAACGTTTCAATTATATCTGACGCTATAACACCTCTGATTTTGACGTTGTGGGCAGTCGTGATCTGCGCTGCATCATCCGAGCGAATCATCTCAAACTTGTAGTGGTCACCCATTGCGGTATTCCTCGGTATCAAGTTTGTCAATAAGCCTATTCAAGTACCAGCGGGCTTTGCTGGCGTCGATGTGCGGACTCTCCTTAAGCCAGAGCCTGCTCATGTACTTAAGAATTTGCCACTGGAGCCCCCCGACAACCGCATCAGGAGCTTGCTTCACACAGTCCTCAATAAAATCAATAACCTCAATTTTTCCAGTCGTGTAGTGACTGGGGTGGTTTACAACATCTTGTTTCATAGTTTAGCAGCGGTAACTTTCTGGTCAAAGTTGTAGCGTCCCACGATGGAGTAATCCTCCGCAGGACTAGCTGACATGGTGTGGAACACGATCTGTCCGATACGCATCCCAGGCCACAGCGCAACCGGATGGAAAACCCGTGCGTTCTGCAGTTCCAGCGTGAGCTTGGAGCCCTGCCAACCTGGATCGCAATACCCAGCCATCAGATGCTCGATACCGGATCGAGCCCTAGAACTTTTTAGCGCAAACTGGCCCGCCAAAAACGACGGCAGAAAGAACGTCTCAACGGTTTCCGCAAGGATGAACTCTTGTGGCTGGAGCATAAATGGATAGTCCTGAGTAAACCTTGCGATAGAGCGCGGTTGCATGTGCGAGGTAAATTCCGCCTCGACAAGGATGTTCTCACCGAGTCTCACATCGAGACTGGCTGGATTGACTAGCACTGGGTCGTAAGGATCGACAAGGCCCTCCGCACAGAGGGCCCGGATCTCTGTATCACAGAGGATCATGCGTGAACAGTCACAGCGGCGGGCTGCTGCTGCTGCTGCTGCAGCGAGACATGCTTCCAGGTCTTGCCTGTTTTGATGCAGTTGATCGTGGTGAGGTGGACCTTGTAGTCGCGGCTGATTGCTGTAGCTCCATCGCCAGCAGCCAACCGCCGCTTGATCTCCAGCACCTGCTTGGTGCTAAGTGCCCTACGCCCCCGTCCACGGCGAGACGCACGAGTCTTACTTTGAGATTTCGTTTGGATAGGTGCCTTGGGTGCTTTGACTGCCGGGCTGTTGATCTCGAAGTTGACGGTCTGGGACGTCTCCAGGACAGAGTGGATCTTGTCCAAATGTTCGGCGATGGTCTTGATACTGTCCGACAGGGTGCGGACTTGTGTATCAGAGAGGATGGTGAGCATTGTGCTAGGTAAAGCGTTGATAGTGTACTACCTAAAGGGTCCTTGACAGGTACTGGGAGCGCAAATGCAGCAAAGTTTCTTCAGGTAGCTGAAGTATTGTCTGCATCGCCATTCGAGCCAATACCTCGTGGTTGATACTCTCGCTGCTAACGAAGGCATCAACTAGGCCGATAAAGAGCTGGGTGGGCGTGTGGGGCTTGACCCAGCTCGTATCGCAGGGAATGGGTTCTGTCCCGTAGGACCAGTCGTCGTAAGAGTCTTCGTTACGGAGGCTCTTAGCTGTCGTCTGTCCAATCCGAGCAATCCACCACTTCCCAGTTATCGATTCGTGCGCTAAGCAGGCGTCGGACTCCGGCATCAGTGGCTGGCATTACGTCGTCTTCACAAAGGTAGAAGGTGCCTCTGCACAAAGCAGGTGCCCACTCTGCTGGGTCTTCGTGATTCTGATTACGGGCCAGAACAGCGTCATCGACAACAGCCTCAACATCGCAACGCCCATCAGGACCGAAAGTAAGATTGTAGATTTCGAGCACATCAGCGTTCATTGGAAACCTCCTGCACAGCGTGATAGCAGGTAGTAGCCAGTTCATCCATCCAGACGTCCCAGGACATTTTCAGAAACTGTTCAAGGTCCTGCAGTTTGACGAGCTGTTGCTCGTCATAGGTGGTGGAAAGCCCATGCTCAACGCACCGGGCTATTGAATACTTAACATGGTAGATGGCCCAGCGAACGGAGAAATACCACGGGCTAAGTTTTTCAGAAGGAAAGCTGGTGTGGGTGTCCATGCAATCGGTGTGGTCGGGTGTACGCGGCAGCTTTTTGCCCCCGCATGACTAGTGTTACACACCTCCTGCTAAACGACCAGTAGGCCAGTTGTAAAACTTCACATTCGCTTGGTTTCGAGTTCGGCAGCCAGCACGGCAGCAGACCGTAACAAGGTGGTCAGGCTGACAGGCCGCATGTGGCGGTCGTGTGCGTATCGCACTGCCCACCGAACACCCATCGACACGTTGCCGTTACCAAGGGTGCGGGCCACGTCGATTTCTTCTTGGCTCATCCGCAGGTTGACGGTCTTGTTACGTCCCCGCCCCTTGGGCCGCTTACCAGGGTTCAGCTCGTCCAGCTTGTCAGCCACCCGCACCCTCTAGCTCGGCAGCGATTTCGTAAAGATCGTCTAGATCAATTCGGCCATTTTCATCGGACCATGCTGCCATCTGATTCGCAGCAGCGTTTAAGGCAGCAGCTGCAAGCAGGCGATACCTGAACTCATCCTGGTCCTCAACAGCATTCAAAACCGCTTGCGCGACGGGGGAGAGGTCAG